TGGCAGTCTTCACGAGCTTCGCAAATTGGCGTCCACCCGTAAGGCCTGAGGCAATATTCGAATACGCTGTCTGCTGAGGCAGGAACGTCGAATACTTCATGAGAGTGTCACCATGGTTCTGGATGAAGTTGGTAAGCCACCCACCTCTGGTCGCAAGGTCTCCTGACGCAAGACGCATCCCTTCTGTGTTGGACAGGTGCGTAAAAATCAAGTTGACGTTATTGGCAATCTCCGTCATCTCTTCCTTCGATCTGCCCCCCAAGGACTTCACGAATTCTGATGTATAGTCTGCCACACCCCCGAAGAACGAACCGTTCATATAGAACGATTGGCGACCGTTATCGACGGCATCCAGTACCGTACCGGTCACGGCGTTTCCGAGTTTGGTGAACGCTTGAAAGAAACGCACGTTGTTATGCAGGTTCGTAAGCGACCCTTGGACAACGTGCATCTGCCCTGAGAGTTCTTTCTCAGCGCGTTTGATCTGATTCAGTTTCCACTGATCGACCATGTTCGGCTCGCCTCCGAGTTTATTCAGCAGGCGGCTCGATAGTTCAGCGAGGTTCTTTTCCGGATGATAGCCGAATTCCGAGATCGCGATCGCACGGTTTGCCAGTGCATTCGCTTCGTTTTCGATCTGATCCTTCAGCGCCCCGACTGAGAATTTATTGAATGTTTCGTATGCGGAATCGTTGTTCTTCCAGATGAATTTTGTTTCGAATGATCCACCCTTCTTCATCCCGAAATCTTTCGAGATAGTAGGGTCAAGCTTCTCGTTCGATTGCTTTCGCATACTATCGTATACGTCGCGCAGCCTGAGAGTTGCCGCTTCTTTTGAGACCGGACCACCGAAAGTTTTCTCGACGTCCAGATGCTCATACATGTAGTTCGCAAATCCCTCTGGCCCCATCTCTTTCACTGCGGTCCAGTCGTACTTACGATGTGCCACGTATTCCTTGGAATACTTCGTAGTGATCCCGAAATCCGCGAGGCGATGACGGCGATAGGTATTGTTCGTTACAATCGCCAGCGCCAATCTCTGTGGCTCAGTCGCTGTCTTGAGCATTGAGTTCACTTTCTCTGGCGTAAGGGTAGTAGGGTCGATTTCATGCTCATACGATCGAGCGATCGTGAATACTTCTTTTTCATGAGGTGATCCCTTCTTGATGTCTGAAATAGACTTCGGGAAGTTCACGTTCTCGTTACAGCGAAACATTGCCTCAAAATGATAGGACATGTTTCGGAAATGGTTACGCAGGTTTCGTGCTTTGGTATCGACTGAGTTCCTGCCTACAAGCATACGCAGTCTATTCGTGACTGCCTCTGAGTATTTCTCGATCGGCTTACCTGTTACTTTGTCCGTCAGGACTTTCTGTTCCAGCTCAGTTACTTTAATGGTGTCGGAGATTTCTCTGAACTGACGGCTGATCCCGTCTTCGAGCTGGTCCTTCACTGCGAGCTTCATCATGATCGACATGTCTTGGATTTCTCCGGCAGACTTGCCTTTCATTTTTTGCTGAAACGAAGCGATCTCTTTTCGCGAAAACTCTTCGAAAGTTCTCTTCCCAAGAATGGATTTTTCTAAGTGTACGTCGCAGACGTCGACTTTATTATCGGCCATTAAAATTGCCCTCCGACCTGACTGAACTGACAGTTAAGATAATCATCCATTGCTTTCGATTCTAAGTCGATAATTTCTTCCTTCGACTTACCAGATTCGATAGCCGCGAGAATCCTCTGCTGTTGTAGGAGTTCAAGGTCTACGTCCGCTTCTGGATCAACCTTCGGTGCTGCCGGTTTACCTTCCGCTGGTTTCATGCTTGCTGCTTTTGCTTCGGCCGCCGCTAACTGCGCTTGTACTTTCGCATCAACCTCTTGTTTGAATGCTCCGAACTTCTGCTGTTTCTCCACGGTTCCTGTGAGTGCCTGATCTGTGTTGCTTTTGATTGGCTCTGGTTTAGGAGTCTCTGATGGTACGCCAGCGTAGTCTCTGGACTTAACGTCATTGAAGAGCGGCTTAGCTTCTTTAAGAAGCCATTCAGCATGTTGGTGAAGAAGTTGCTGCTCCTGATTCTGCCAAATGATTTTGTCCCCGGCGCTGGGTTTAGGGGTTTCCACTTCTCTGACTTTTGATAATTTCTTCGTGAACTTTTCCGAAACATAAACACCATTGTATGCTCCATTCCCCTGTGCATTTTTACCTGTGTAAACGTACCCGTTGTGCCCAGTCTTATCGAGAATCTGATCCATCTTCATAGACACATCGTAGTCGAGCTGATGACGTGTAACCACGTTATCGAGAACATCGATCATCTGATCTACGTTCTTACCGATTAGCTCTTCCTTGAGCATCTTACGTGCTTGGTTCCTGTTCCACTTAACATCGAGGTCAGTGTCAGGATCGCGAAGCAGTTGAACAATCTTCCCTAACTTATCGGCATCGCCTCTGACCACGAGGTCTTCGACGAGTTCATCCATGATCTGAGAACCGAGCTTCGTGTTTCTACCTTTCGCATCTACCACCATCTCGCGTGTGATAAGGTTCAAGTTCGATGGATCGATCTCCATTACCGATGAACCTTTGTTCATGGCATGGAACTTATTATCCGTCAGAGTGACACCATCTCCTCGTGTAGAGTACGAGTGAAGATTTCCGGCATCGTCTTTTGATAAGTATAATGTCTTTGGGTTGTTCTCTGTGAACGAGTAATCGTACTCGTCTTTATGCCATGGCTTACGTTCGAATGTATCGCGATCGTAGAACTTTGATTCGATACCGGACTTCTCAATCCCCATCTTCATTTCTTCGGCCGTAACGGTATGAATCGACTTTGCCATCTCAGCAGCGTCGTCACCGAAGTCTTTCGAGAATTTTCTCGCGATGGCCTTTCGTCCGTCAGACGACATGATTGTACCAAGCCCAGTCCCGAAGACTGTTCCTGTTACGACGTTCATCATGGATTCTTGGAATGTGATTTTTCTTGCGAGTCGTTCTTCCCCGATATTTGCAGACTGGATGATCCCTTCTTCGAGGACTGATCCTGCAAGGTTCTCCATCCCTTCACGCGCTACCACCTGTAGGAGGGAGCGATGAGTTCCTGCGGTATATGCGCCGGTCACTAGCTTAGCAGCAGCAGGAGATACTTTGCTGATCGCAGTGAGGGTCTTCGCGCTATTCGCTGCCCACTGTCCTGCTTTAGCAATAATCCCAGTACCAAGAGCATTCGCTGCCATTGTCACAGGATCGGCCATCCCGACGGCAAGCCCTGATACGAACTGAGAAACTCTTCCCATTACAGGAGAGTCTTCGTTTACAGTCTCTTGAATGAACTGGTTCATCTTGAGTTTATGGTAATCATTGAAACGAGCTTGCGCTTGATCGCGTGTGATCTTGGTTCCAGCTTCAACAGCAGCATCTGTACCAGTGAGACCGAACTTATCGTTCGCGTACTCAGCAGTGAGTTCTTCTGAATCATCCTGCATCTCTTGTACACCACGGTCGATTGCGGACGTAGCTCCCGCTCTCCATGCATCAGAAGCAGACGCTTGCATCCCTTCCCACATAGAGAAGTTTACATCTTGTGCGCTTGCGATCATCTCATTACGAGATAATTCTTCTGGCGACTGCCTCACTGAACCTTCCCTTGGTAATTACTTCTCACGCCGAATGATTTCTCGATACGTGCTTTCTTCGATTTCGATCCGAACTCTTCGATCTTGTCGACATCAATAGTGAATGTCTCACCGTCTTTGTCAGCGAGAACAGCGTCGTCCATTTTGAATACGTGTACGTTCGGATACTTCCCGTGCGGCTCAATATGTACTGAGTGCTGAAGGATCAGATCAAGACTTGAATCAGGAGTGTTCTCATTGAACTGAAGCTTCCCTGCAATCTTTGGCTTGTATCGATTAAGAATGTCGAGCTTCTGCGTTTTCGTAAAGTGAGGCATGGTCTTTGTTACTTCGAGACCTTCCTTCAAAACTTCTGCGCTGTTGTTGTAGTTCTTCGATCTGTTCAGTGCGATGAGAGACGATGTGCCTGTTGATACAGACGTATAAAGTGATCCTGCTTCTTCGATCGCCTGATCCATTGCCTCTGGTAGGTTGTCTTTCCCACCGCCCTTATCGTGAAGGATAGAAGCAGCTCGGTGCTGGATCATTTGTTTCACGCCATCGTATAGTGATGGGCTGGAACGAAAGAGAGCATTGAGTGCAGGAATCTTATGTTTCTTCCCGTTAAATGTTTCATTGAATGAGTTCTTCGAGGCATCTGTCTCCTCGATTACTTTCTTGTAGATCGCAGCGTCTCTTACCATCTGGTCCTGTTGTACAGGATTGGCGTCTGCCATAGGAATGAGGTACGCCATGTTCGCGTCTTTCCCCGCGAGATCAATGGCCATTGCTCTTTTGAATGATCCCTTCCCCTCGATGGATTCACCTGCTGCACTCATCTTCTGGTTGAAGAAGTTAAGAGCAGAGGTAGGGTCATTTGCTACGAGAGTTTCGTATTGCTGTTTGAAAGCGGCTCTTTCTTTTTGTCCTACGAAAGACACTTCTCCGAGAGCATTCGTATCAGCGATCTGCTGAATTTTAATGAGCTTCTCCTGAGAAGTGACATTCGGGTATTTCGCAGAAACCATGTCGGCCAGATTATCACGCATAGAAGTTCTACGGCTTTTCATCTTCTCAACCGTTTGGTTCACGATATCATTTACGAACGCTGAATCTCCGCCCATCATTTTGCTAAGGCCAGAAGCTTCGATCTCCTGAGCAATATGTCTCTTGAGCTGCTGCATCTTCGGACCTTCACCTGCAATCCCTGCTGGTGTACGGTTGTTGGACTCTTCCACGTCGAGAGCTGGATTTGCCAGAAAAGACATATCGACGTCCATAAGCTCTAATGACTGCCTTGATGCCATCGCCGTGGAGAGTGTGCTTCCTGCCTGCTTCTTCACCATCTCTGGTGTCACGACTGCATTGTATTTCGGATCAGTGTAGATGCCGAGAGTTTGCTTAACGGTATTCACCGTCTTCACGTAATCCTGATCTGTCATGGCCGGAGCAGCGTTGATCGCTTGTTCCAGACCAGACGCCTGATTGAGAGTCGTTAAACTCTTCGATTCAGCAGTAGACTTCTTTGTGATCTCAAGGCGCGTCTGCGCGAGAGACCTCATCGATGGGTCTTTGATCTTCGACACCACAGTGTCGGCCGCTTTTACTGTTGCGTTTGTTACGCCATGACTGATGATCTGCTGAGCAGCAGATGAGTATAAACGATCTTTTAGTTTCTGATGTTCTGCGATCTGTTCAGCACCAAGAATGCTACCTGCTGCTGCGAACTCGCGATTGATTTTGTTATTGAGCTGAGCTGCGTACATACCGATCTGATCGTCGGTAATGCCTTCCTGAGTTGTCTTCGTGGTGAAGTCTAGAATCTGCATTTCAGTATTTTCTTGGAGAGTACGAGACGTTTCTTTCTCGCGTTCGCGGTTGATGAATTTGTTCGTACGCATCTGCGTCTGAATCAGATCATCCCCTACGTACTGGCGTGCCAGTTCTTGCGCGATATCTGGACGAGCAATATTGCTCATCTCTTTCTTCGACTCCTCGTAGGAGTCCACCATCTCTTTGTACATCTCAGAAGCAGGACGCTTAATACGTCTGCGCTTATTGATGTCTGGTTCTGGATCATTCGGATCGAAGTAATCAACCTCGCCCTTTCCGTTTACCGTTTCGAGGGCAGCTTCGTATGTTGCCTTCTGTTGAAGGTATTTGTTTTTTGCGTCGTTCGCTACCTGATAGGCTTCAGTTCGTTCCGTCTGGTCCTGTAGGACCGCCATTGCGCCGACAAGCCCTGTCGCTGCTTTAGCTGCTCCAACGCCCGCAGATGGTGCCATCTGTACATTTGGTGTACCGACTCGTGTGCTTGGGTTGGTATCGAATTCACCCTGTGGAATACGTGGCATATCTCTTCCTTACTTCATTGATAAATAATCGCGACTGTAGCTTGTCGTACCACCTGCTGCATCTTCCGAAAGACCAGTGGCCGCACCACGATTCTTCGTGTGCGCTTTCTGAGAATCGGCATAGTCGGAGGCAAAGCCCTTCGCTCCACCAATAGTAGTGGTCGCAAGGTTCAGGAGAAGTGTCTCGTTCGACGCCATCTGATCGTATTTATATTTTTCCATTCCTACTGATAGGAGATCATAATCTGATTCGCGTTGTCTAATGTAAGCTGCTTCGGCAGCATTGTTTAAGGTATCAGATACGACTGACATTGCAGACCCAGACATTTCCACGCCTGCGGACTGGAAGGCAGCTTCTTGGTTCGACGTTACCTTGTCTGAGTACTTATAAATATTTTGTATTTGCTGTTTCGTGCGGGACTCGATTTCATCCATCTGATACTGAAGAGCACCTGATTGAAGCTGAGCCTGTGCCTGAGACTGAAACGCTTCATACCACCCAATAGCGGTGCCTGCTGCGTGCTTCGCTCCCATCATTGCTAAACTAGCCGTCATTCGATACCCCTCTCATATTGATCCCGACAATCGTACAAGGCTCAGCCTTCGTATTCCTAAAGTATATTATCTGATCGTACTTTGGTGAAGATGAGAATTGAACCTCTTTTCTTACAGACTGGCAGTTCCCTGTATCGTCCGCGAACACGACTTCTTCCCATACCTGCGGTGATCCTTCACCTGAGCTGACCTCGATTGAATAGGATTTGTAGACACGGAAGCTGAGCTTATCAATGTTCTTGATCCCCATCTGGGCTGATCCCCACTGCTGACCTGCTTCGATCGGCATCGTCGCTCCGGCCATAACACGAGGAGCTTCCCCTACCATAATTGATCCAGTCACAGGGATGGTCGCATCAGTAAGGAGTGCCCAGTCCACACCTACGTAGACAGGGACATCGAACGTCACAGAGGCATTCGTATCCATGTGGATAACCGTTACAGTTTTCCCGCTGAAATATCGAACAGGGATTGGCCACCCAGAGCTGGTACCTAAGTTGAATGTATCTCCATTGATACTGAAGTTGGTGCTGCCCTCGTAAACCATTTCGACCGCATTATCGATGAACATAAAAGCGTTCGCGTCTGCAATATCAGAATAGATACCAGTGTTATCTTTTTCAAAGTACACCTGCTCCATTCGGTACAGCCCGTGCTCACCTATATACATGACACAGTCTCCGGTATTTCCATATCCGTACTGACTTCTGTATGGGGCAAACGATAACGTCTCAACTCCCGTAACAAGGGTGTCGAAGAATGCTGTCATATCGAGCTGATCGTTATCTACCAGTCCGTATACTTTCCCTGATTCCATCAGGATCATGACAGATGAGATATGCGGTGCCCATGCCACCTGCTTGATTGTGTCTTCATCCAGAAGGTCATTAAATAGGAGACTTACTTCCTGACTTACGTGAGACCCGTTGGCGTCGTTGTATTTAAACTTGAATAACTGTTTTCCGGATTTCGACAGGTAGAATACGTTGGCACCGGTGCTGATTGAGCTTACCGGTACTGAGCCTTGGGCCGTCATAGATCGGGAAGAAATACTCAGCGCAGAGATAATAGAATCTCCCCCTGATACAACAAATTCTCTACGATCAGTTCCTACGACAAGGTTTCCTGCTGATTGAACGAAATTGATACCACAATCTTCTTTTGCAGATAGGGCAAATACAAACGGATCAGTAGGTAACGTATCACCCGTAGGCGGCATCATTGGTGCGAACTCACATCCAGATGGCGGTCTCTTCAGGTGTATAAAGAATGTCGGACTGGCAACCTTACTCCCGAAAATAGTAAGCGGAGTGGAAGCAGTTCCACCGAATACCAGTCGTCCTTCATGAGTCGTTACAGTTCGTGGCCAGTTGCCTGCATACCACGCTGAGTACGCCCATGATGTCGTTGTCGTAACTCCAGTGTATGTGAGCGGGTCTTGCCTCGTAGTATCGATACCCATGCGATAGGTACAGACCACACCATTGGTGACGTTTGAGACAGGCGTATAGTAATCCGATACCACTACGTTTCGATAAAACCCATCACCGAAATCTTTTCTTCCCAGTGCTTCAAGATATAGAACGCCTGAACGCTGAAGGATAGCTTTTACGGTAGGGTCAGTCGATGTGATCTGAACTGTTTTCGCAGTTGTATCCCATGATCCGATTGTTACCGGTAGCGAGTTCGCTCCGATATCAGACATCCCCATGGAATACCAGTCTGTGTTGATGTAGAAGTTAGTAGACGTACCGTTGCTGGATACCTGAGGTAATGCCGACGAGTTTAGGTTCATCGGTACGGTAGTCTTATTCAGAACCACGTTCCCGCTCGAATCGAACGAAATCGCGACCGGCATGAAGGTGCCACTGAAATGCGTGAGGATCAATTGGTTCTTAATAACCGCCCAATCAAACTGATTGAGTTCGTATGTCGTACTCCCCGCAGGGATAAGTTCGAAAGACTCTTCGTTTCCGTAGTCAAATGGCGTAAGAAAAGAATTGAACCAGACAGAATTGTCGGAGCCTCTATCAAGTACAATCGCCAGTGTTCTACCTGCGATATTGATATGAAACATCCGGTACTCTTCTTTCATAGGATCAGCAGCAGAGAACATCTGGGTATGAATGAAACGAGTGCCCTTAAGACGATCGACTCCGCCCTCAAGAATAGGACGACAGCCCTCTAATTGAGAAGCTCCATCCCGATACTGAGCGGTATCGACTCGGTTAAAAAGCTTTGGTGATAAACGACCTGACTTGAATGAGGTCTGACTATTCGAAAATCTCACTGCCACCCTGCCTTGCATTTAGGAATGTATCGAACTTGTAGCTCTCTGCCGTCTTCTCCTGAGAGTTGTAAGAACGTGCCTGAGAAATCCACCATTCGGCCATCTGTAAAAGTCCCTGTACCATCGCTTGCGATTGGGTAAGAGAATAGCAGAGATCAGCGGCAAGCATACATTCTGCTGCCTGAATGAATACGAAATCAAAAGATGTAGGAGAGATGGCAGAACTGACGTACGTAAGTTCAACCTCGTCTACGTCATTTGAAAGAATAGTTCTTCCTTCGATTTTGTAGGTAGCGGTCCCACATTCATCAATCTTACACACGCGAACGCAATCAATCGGAAGCGTGAATACTGTTTCGTCCCCGAATTCTAGGGTAACTACAGTCGGCGTAAGCGCCGCACGCTTGATCGCGAAACTCCATGGGGCAGTTCTAAGAGCTGCCTGCAAAACTGGCTGATATCGAAGGTTACAAAGACGAGCTTGTTTTGTGTTGTCTGAAAGTGCGTTGATCGGCTCAACACCAAGTTTGATGAGTGCCCCGTTGCAGATATCTACGTCAACTGCCATATCCCTCCTAAAAAACAAGGGGAGATTACTCTCCCCCCGTATAAAAGACTAAAGCGAGGAACCGACCTTAGTCTAGTACGTATTCAATCCAGCACTGAATCTTCTTTCCAGCAGCGGCATCAGATGCCTCTGTGAAAACAAGCTGAGGTTGAACGTCAGCAGCGAACTGCTTACCTACTGCTGCCGAAGCCGCAGTATCAACACCAAGAACAGCCTGTCCGCCAGCATCGATCTGAGCGACAACAATGAAGCCGTCAGCATCAGCAGCTTCAACTGCGTCTGCCGAAACAGCGTAGCCAAAGCTCAAGATACCTGTTGTACCGAGAGAAGGACATTTAACCTTCGCTCCTAATACACGAGCACCCTTCGGAAGAAGACTTCCGATTTTTACGATATCAGCGATAGCGTTTACGTTTCCTGCGAAAGTATGTTCATCGTATAGAACTTTTACTCTGCCGGAAACTTCGCCTTTAAGAACCTTCTGAGAAGGCTCTGCGGAAACTTTTGCGTAGTTAATACCTTCAAGTGTAGCCATGATTTACTCCTTATGATTGCTTAGTGATTACTTCGACAACCTTAACTTCTTCCATTCTCATGGCCCCGATAGACATCGAGTAATAAAGCTGGTTAGCGTAGTGTTTGTCTGGACGCTCAGACACCTTAGCAGTTGGGTTAGCACCGATACCAGCAATCATCGCAGAACCTGCGAAAGCGATACAGCGTTTAGAACCAACAGCAAGAGTAGAAGCACCATCACCGATTGAGCCGTCTGTAAGATCGGCGTTTGTGATCGCTGAAGTAAGGAGCGGAAGGCGCTCAAGGCGTACGAAGTTGAAGCCCATGAATGTGTTGATTTCACCGTGAACAAGTGCTTTTACAGCAGCGTAGTCCTGAGATGTCATCTTCTCTTCCTGTAGCATTGCGCGGATTTCAGCAGCACCAATTAGAAGGTGGCGCTCAAGATCAGGCACTTCGTTTACGTCGAACATGTACTTAAGCTGGCGAAGTGTCTCAATGTTGAATTGAGAGAAAGCACCGCCAGAAGTAGCACAGATTTTCTGTGCATCAGGTAGAGTTACCGCTGTAGCGCCTGTTTTACCTGTGTACACTGTACCAAGTAGAGAAGCGATAGCGATATCGTCCATCTTACGAGCAACTGCGTTTCTCGCTTCGATAGAGTACTCAGACTCTGGGTTGTGGATGATACGTAGTTTGTCTTCTTTATCTACAAGAGTCGACCAGAAGTAGTCTCTCATAGTAAGACGTCTACGAGTGTAGTCCATATCTGTGAAAGTTGTGTCTGAGTTACGACCAACTTTTTCCTGCATAGAAGTTGTACCAACGCGGTCGAAGTATTTCTCTTCGCCTACGATTGATTCTTTACGCTTGAATAGAGGCCATACACGCGAGTCAGTTTGTTGAGCTAGGTGGTAAATGTTCGAGCTGAACTGCTTTACCATTGATGTATCAATAGACATTGAAACTCCTTAACGGTTCAATAAAGTTTATAAATTTGCACTTATTCGCTTGATTGTCCCGAGAGGGGTCTCGCTAGACGAGTTTGTTGAAAGGGTCTCGAATGAGATTGTCCTGACTACATCTTATAAATATTCTGAGGGAGATTCGGGGTCTGTGTCAAGACCCCGATGATATTTATTTTACTGTCTCTGAGAGAGAGCTTTATCCAGCTTACGACGTTTCGCCAGAACTTCGTCTACCATGCGCTTATGGTCCGGATGGTTCGGGTTGTAGTACGGACCCTTAAGGTCTGCCATCGTGAGGTTGATATCTCTTTCCAGATCATTGATCGTCATCCCGTGAGTCGGATCACCTGATGGAATGTCACCCTCTTTATAGACCTTGTCTGCCATAGCAGCAAACGCCTTGATGAGCTGAGCGTTCTTGCCCAGACCAGAGGCCCCAAGGTACTTGATGAAATCTTCCCCTGCATATTCTTTCAGTAGCGTCTCTGCCTTCGTCTTCTTAACCGTGAAAGCGTCCTCGCCCCACTCGTCGCGAAGGGCATTCAGCTCTGACTGTACCTTAGTAGCGTACTCAGTCTGTACCTTCGTCTGCGTCTCCTCCACTTGCTTTGAGAAGAAATTGTAGATTTCTGCCGCTTGTTTCGGAAGTACACGGTGCTCGTGCGCGAGCTTCATAAATGCACCTGCGAACTCGTCACCCAGTTTATTTTCTTCTCCGGCCGGAAGTTTCAAGGTTTCTTTGTATTTTGCTTCTTCAGTTGGAACACCGACCTTACCCCAGAACTGATCCCACTCTTCTTTAGGAGAGTTCTCAGTCGGCATAATTACGCCTTTCTTACCGAGCTGTTTCTGTGCGTGCACATAACTTTTTAAGAATGCTGTCGGCTTATCGAATACTTTCAGCGAAGGATCGTTCAGAACGTCGGCTTCAAGCTCTTTGATACCTTCCCATTCTTTTGCCCATTCGGGTCCGGTAAACTCGGTAGGTTGCTGAGAATTGTCCCCACCAGTATCATTGCCGCCAGTATCACCAGCATCGCCACCGCCCGATCCACCATCACCAATTCCCCCTGCTGCATTCATTAATCTATACTTCAAAAAATTCATCTGTTCCCCTTAGTTAAACATGTCCTCTTCTGGCTTATTCATCTGATCTATTAAAATCTTAAGCTGTTTCTCATCCATCTCGCAAGTCTGAATGATCCTTAAGATTACAGAGCGAGCGCCCTCGTTGAAATACGTATGCTGTACATCACTTCCGACTACAGTGCGCCCGATGAAGTTTGCCTTCATCAGGTCATCAAGAACGAGCTGCCCGTCCTCCGTACTGAATAATCTTCTGTATGCGCGAATAGTAGCGTCCGCCTTTTGAGCGCGCTTTGTGGTTTTTGTAGTCATTGTTCCTCTCTATGACGTTATGCTGTCTGTGCCTTTGCTTGCTTCAGTTGTGTATCCGCGTTCTGATTCTCCATCTGTGCCTGAGCTGCCTTCTGCTGAGCTTGTGCTCGACCCTCGCGAGTCGCCTTCACTGCCTTCTGATCGTTCACAAATTCATGTGGCAACCCGAACAGGTTCGAATAGTAACGGATAATATCGTCACCGTTAAAGTTATCCATCGTATCTGGCTGTGCCATGATGATCGGCTGAGCTGCTTGAAGAACTTTTAAAAGCGTATTCGCTTCACCAGTACGCTGAGCTTTTGCGATCTGAGACGTGTACACCACTTTAAGATTCGGTTTGTTTTTAAGAATCCCCGGAGGCTTAGGGTAACGCCCGCGACGAGAAAGGATATCAAATACACGATCAATAATTGGCCGTAATAATTCATTGTTCAATCTCCCCAGTACTGGACCAAGGAAACGAAGACGTTCATCCGTCCTCTGCATAACCTCAGTTGCCGTCATGTCTCGTTGGTTAATGAGCTGCATTTGGTCCCAATAGAATGCTTCTCTGATACGACCTCGAATGTTCTCGATAAAATCAAGACCCACATCAGGACGAGCAGTAACAGGAAAAGGCTCAATGCGATCCTTAATTCCAGCACGATAAAAGTTAGAGCCACCGGGAGTAGTATTAATAGGTAGAAGAAATCCATTGTCGGGAATCATGAGAGGAGGATCAACCACCTTCTGCATGCCTCTGATTGTTGTTTTCATTACCGCGTTCAACATCTTTACATCTGGTAAGCACTTCATTGAAGGTGCGCGTCCGTATACTTCCTGATTGAGTTTCGTCCATCGAGGAACAGCATGTGGCCATGAGTGATACGTTCTCTCTTCGAGAACCTTCATGTATTTTCTGATTACGAAACTGGCTTCGAATTTTCCCAGCTTCCTTTGTTTCTCATCTGAGTGAGGATAGATAGCGTAGATGACTTCTTCTTTCTGTTCTGGGTCTTTGTCATGCGCTGACTTGAAAGACTCCTCTGCCAGAATATCTTCTCCGAATTTCGAAACGATATTACGAAGAGACATAGGCCAGCAACGATACAGAGTATCTACGATCCCTTTATGGTTTTCTGCAATATAACTAGAATAAATAGGACCACTACGGAATCGAACGTCGTGTTCGTCGTCCTCTTCGATGTCGAGCACTGTCGTCCCGATACCACCGAGGTCTTGATATGTTTCATGAATCTCTTCTTGGAAGTTCGACTGGTTCAATGCATCGATCGTGATACGAGTACATTCCTGCAAATACACCTGAACATCCTTCTCCATGTCCAGCTTCGAATCCCCCGTAGAGAGTCCGAACCACACAGAAGCAGGATTGGTCAGCATACCATGCAGAGAAGAAGAAAGCATTTCCAGTGACTGAATAGATGTAGAATCGTAGAGACGATTAAACTTCTTCTCACCATCCATACGGTAGCCATATACATCGTCCTTGTTGGGGATAAAGTATTCAGCAAGGTCTTCCCAATGCTCGTCCCAGTTCGCACGCGCAGACTTATACTGTTCGTACTTCTTGACGATCTCTTCGCCCTTCTTGAGGTCAGGATTCTTCTTTGACATGTTACCCTAATATGCTTGGCATTGCGGCACCTGTCTGAGAGGCAGCGTTCCCCATAGGAGCTGGCGCTACTTCTTCACCGATACCGAAAGCATCTTTTCTTTTGTTGAAGTTTTCTGTGACCAAGGCGTTCTGATTATTCACGCCCTGCTGTTGAAGACCGTGCATCGCTTTTTGTGCGTCGCGCTTTTGGCCCTGTGCATGATCGTACATCGCGCCTATCCCTGCGCCAAGCCCCATACCGACGGGTCCACCGACTGCACCTAATAGAATACCTGTCGCAACGGGATTAAGACCAAACATAGACTAAGCCTCCATGGCTACGCGAACTCGTCATAACTGGTGACAGTTGTGCGATGTTCTGGCTGTACATTCATAATGCTAACGTGAGGGTCGGATAAGTCAAGAGCTAAGTACCGGAACGCATCAGCTCCGTGCGAAGCCCAGTTATGGGATGGTGTATCGAGGAATATACCTTTAAGACGATCATACTTGCGAACATAATTCCTAAGAGCGTCAACACCGCGAGCACAATTCGTTTTATGAATGAATACCGTGGGTCTCTTAAGGAGCGTGCGGACAGCATGAATGCCATCAGCAAGAGACTGGCGAGGCTGAATGTGAGCGCGAATTCCAAAAATCTCAAGTTGTTCCTGCCTTGTTTTTCCTGTTCCTAATTCGCGAGCTGCGCCGTCATGCGGTAGGGCGTGCCCGTATGTATCCAGAAGCCGTCCTCTTTCTTGAATCGTGCGTACGTAAAATTCAAGCCCCTTCCCTTCCCCTTCAATATAGTCGCATATTCGCACTTCTCGTCCGACGATTTGGTACATCCAGATTGCCATGCTGTCACTGATGCCCAAGTCCCACACAGTACGAATCGGGTAATTAGGATCAATGTCGAAATCCAGAATACGACCATCGGCTTCCGCTTTGTTAACGTACTCACCGTAGTAGGCACCCTTAAGAGCTGCCGACCAAGAGCACTCATACTCCTGCTCAAACTCTTCAGGAGACATCGTAGCTTTTGCATCGTCTAACTCCTCGTCGTCGAGGACGCCCGTTTCACTCGATTTGTAGATCGCTGCGAACCAGTTCTTTCCGTCCGCCATGAGCCTCGTAGCTGTTTCATACATCTCATAAAAGTGATTGGTTCCCTTAGGTGTACCGATAAAGATTGCCCACCCCTTTCGATCCGAAAGTGCAGGTCGAATAATCTCACCCCAAAGAGAAGGCGGACACTGCGCGTACTCATCCAGAATAGCGCCGTCAAGATATATACCCCTGAGAGTGTCCGGATTTTCCGCACCCAACAGCATAAAGCGAATCTTATCTTTTGTACCATCTGGTCTGTCCCTTATTACATCGATCCTTAGATCGGCTTCGTTGGCCTTGGCGTTGGGTAAGAAAGAGCAGTAATACTTAAGATATTCCCACGCCACTCGCTTTGCCTGCCCATAAGTCGGAGCGATATAAGCGTATTGTGGATTCTGACGCTCATTCCGTAGCGCACGGTCCACCATCTCCATAATCGAGAAGACGGTTTTTCCGAAACGTCTATGACAAACAAGCAGATTGAAACGCGCCAAAGACTGATGCAATACTGCCTGAAAGGGGCGAGGATCATACGGTATCCTGATCTCTTGAATATTCTCTCTGGAGATACCCTCCCAAACTGCGTCGGGAGAGTCGTCCAGCCAACCGTTAGTTATCAATTACTCAACACCCTCAACCACGATCTTGTCGTGCTTCGAGCGTGCGTTCGATGACCCCTGTGCCATACCAGCAGATGAGAGCCTATCAATCTTCGGATCGTACGGTCTTCTCTTGTCGTCCGGATCGTTGGGTACTTCGAGGAGTCCCATCTCCAGATCGCCGTCCTCGTTTAGGACGTATCCTTTGATTACTTTCGTCTTCGCTACTTTCTTTTCTTGTGTCTTCGATACTGTCTTGTCTGACATCTGTTACCTCTGTATGTTCCGCCTCGACGATCTGTACGTCAGGCTTCGGTTGTCTACTGATCCCTGTATTAATCACCCTCATCAGAATCGGCTTCTCCACCGACCCCTCGTGAGTCACTTTGTTCCCATAGCTCTCAGGCTTCGCCTTCTCCGCTCCCCACTGATAAATCTTGGCAGCAAGGGATAACCCCGGAACGTCGTCCTTAAACGCCGACTCCGCTTTCTTTGCCATCTCCATCGCCTTGTCGTGGTAGTGCTCGCCTCGCTCTTTTCGCGCCAGCTTCATCTCTTCTCCGAACATACGATCCGTCCGCTGCCAGTGAGCGATCACATGCATCGGGGGCATATCAGGAATGTCGGTGATTTCTTTGAAGGTCTTACCCTCACGCACGAGCTGAACGATCTGTAAAGCTTTCCGGTAGTCGAATCCGTACTGCGAGGGAGGTGGAGCAGACGAAGCAGAGTTTGACAAGACCTGACCTGTAATCAGATCAATCACCTCAAGCTCGCCCGTATCTTTGTTTTTAACCACTACGTGGTTCAGCATGTTCCCCATTCTAATACGTTAGCAGAGTAATATGGATGGAAGCAATAGAAGAATATGCGAAGGTATGGTACGAGGGACAGATTTTAGATTTATATAGTTAAGACACACGCCACACAGACCTGAAATTGTATGCCCCTCGTGGCTATGAAGACTACAAAAAGGTTCGGAGATTCGCAAGAAAAAATGAAGAGGAGAGTCGTTGGTTCTAGAACCCGCATCTCCTCTTCATCCAACATAGGAGACCTCAACAGTCCAGAGGTCACTATCAGTTTAGGATACTCAATACTTTTGGGCAATAACTATTGAACATCTTGATAGTTGAGTTGATGGGTCAAGTACTAAAGTGCGAATTTTTGTGCCGCACAGGAGAGGGACCGGTCCCTTAGGACTCGCGCCGCCGTTTCGGGGGTGGGGGGTACCCATCCGAATATACGAACATCGAGCCCTAAGAAAGGATAAACGACAAAAGCCCCTGAGGTTAGTCAGGGGCTTGATGCATGTACTATGTAATGAATGAACTACTTGCCTAGATTCTTAATCTGTTCATGTATCTGCTTGCATAGCTCAGGGTTACCAAACAAGGCAAGGGCAGTGAGTAAGGGTACATTGATACCGGCTACATACTCTTTGCTCTTCGAGGCGCTGAACTCTTTGAATGAGTCATGCCTGATGTACACGCCTCCACTCTTGTTTAACTTAACCTGTAAGCCGGTAGCCTGTTGTTTAACGATTGATTCCAGCGCTGCCTTGAGTTCAGTTGGTTTCATCTTTGCGATTTGTTCTGCAGTAAACATAAATATCTCCAATGTTAAACCGATACGCCATTGTATCGGGAGTGTCGATTAGTTCACTCATGAACCGGATGAGATGAGTCATCCGGTCGAGCGTGACCTAAGCGGTTAGTTCATGCCGTAAACTTTTCTAGCAAGGTTAGCCGATAGTTCTGTGATTTTGATAACCGTGACTTCATACCCTAGGAGTTTCTGCTTTTCCACCGCAGCATCTGAACTTGAACAGTCACGGTAGCCTAGTTTTTTTGCTTTGAAGGCTTTGTTAACCCCCATGATTTTTGCACCGTCTTTGAGGCAAGCGGGTGTAGCACTGGACCATGCTTTTTCTACCGCAGCGTCATCCAGCTTGACTGTCTTAGAAGACGTTGACTTATAGGCTAGCAGCTCAAGAGCGTGGGCCTGACCAAGTGTAGCAACCATAGCAAGAACGATTAGAAGTGATTTCATTTTGTATCTCCAATGTTTTTGAAAGCGTTGTTGCTTTCGTAAAACAAGATTACCAAATCCACGAAAAAATAAAAGCCCCCCCTGTAAAAATTACAATTGTTTCTTTCGCTTCCTATATGAGTAATGGAGTGCGCGCGCGAATAACACAAAACCTTGGATCAAGCCTATAGGTAAAATTTTCCCATGAAGATTTTACAGATGTGTAACAATGACACAGTATGCTATTGGTACTAGGTGCATGGCACGGGACTTGCATAGTGCAGGATTCATGCCAATGTTTAAGGCTCGGGAATATACGAACCCTGTATCTAGGATATACGCAGCATACCCTCTAGCACAGTACAGCAACTGCTGGGCGTAGCGCGTACCGTGCAGCGCGCGCAGGGCGTGACGCGTGCCATCAGCGGGGCTAACGCAGCATGCTACATGGATCGAATATACGCAGTATACTGAGATTTGGCACGGCTCTTGCATACAACGACTCGTTACAGCAATCAACCACTTAGCAACTACTGGGCGTAGCGCAGCACTGCAGCGTGGCGCACGAAGCGCGCAGCGTTGATCGTAGTAAAGTGCGTCATTTGGTGAGTCGTAACACGGTGCGGACCGGTTGTCTGGTACACGGTGGACAGGGTGGTACACGGTATGCGCACCGAATCGTGTCCACACTTTCCTCAATGATTTCATATAGCTTACGTGATTCTGGTACACGGTACACGATTTCTGCCTCAAAAAGTTTTTTATATATATTATTACTAACTCATTTTTTCTCTAATAGAAGGTAGAAGAAAAAAAGTGTACCGTGTACCACTCGCCGCCAAGTACTGAGGATAACTCAGGAATCCATGGACACGATTCACCGCGCACACCGTGGCCGGTACACACTAAACCGTGTACCATGCTGCGCCACTCAAAAAGTGATGTATATGATATTACTCACTTTACGGGGTAAACAACGCATAGTATCCACGATTTATTTCACATCGGAATATTCCTACCTGCATATTGACGCCCCACACGCACGGTTCTTTTTCAAATTTTCAAAAATATTTTTTCACATAAAATTGTAAAAATTTCACGGTGTAAAGCATTGATTTTCTTGTAAATTTTGATTATTTTTATTTTTCTGCTTTACAAAAAATTCCGATTTTGCGAAAATGGTTTTGTTCTTGAGATTTTTGTTTTGCCTTTACGTAACCCTTAAGGGTAATACTTAAGAATACCTGATTAACATTATACGCATTACGATAATAACGCTCCTCATCCTGCCATGGGTGATGAGTATAACCAAGAGTGTCATATCAACACTCACAACAAGGAGATTCACATGGCAAATAAAGTAACGGCAGTTCAGTTAGGCGGTCAACCTCAGACTCTTGATGGCGTATGTACAGTACGTGACATCATGAAGAAGTTTGACCTTGAGAACGTATCAATCAAGGTGAATGGCCAGAACGCTACACCTGAGACAGTTCTTGCAGACTTCAACTTCGTTTCATTTGGTGAGAAGGTGAAAGGCGGAGTTTAACCTTACCTGCCCTTCATTGATATGCCTCTGCGTCTTCCAATGGGCGCAGGGGCTTCATCACCACAGCTCATTGGGAAACTACTAATTATGAACTAATTTACGGGGTGATGGCGCCTGATCTATTCAGGGGGAAGCCATTAATGTTGACTGCGCTCACAACAGCCCCACCACATATTAACACTACCCTCGAAGGACGGTACTTATGACAACAGCTACATCTCAACAGAAGCTGCATTCGGAACACACGATTGCAGATATCCTCAGACTAAAACCACAATGGTTTTTCGACAAACAGGGTTCAGAAACCTCGCGGGAAGCTGCGAGGGATAACCTGAACTATCTTCACACCCTCCTTGAGTACGGTCTCGGACACATGGCATCAATGCCGTTCGAGGCTGTATTCGACGGCTTCCTCTTCTGCCACAGTCCAGAAGATCGAGGCGAAATCAACAAAGCACTTATGACATACAGAGTCGACACCAAACGCACAAAACCCGTGTTTAATAGCGTTTTGGCGCCGGTATGTACTAGATTCGGCATGATCTCCCAAAAAGACCTCAGAACGGCGCTGAAGCCCGATATACGCATGATGAATCAGCGTCTGAACAGCATCGTCGCAGAAATCTCGGACAACGAGTATTCCGTAAAGGATTGGGAAGAGTCGATCAATAAGTACCGTGACCATATCCGTGACTCAATACAGACGCTACGTGCCTTAGAGGCAGCAGAGCGCGCTATTCGTCTGGAGATTGAGGACGGAACGAAGAGTGTGGACATATCACGCCTTAATCTCTTGAAGTCGGTACCGAAGGAGTGGTTGGTGGTTCACATCGAGCCACAACAATTCATCGTGGTACGCAAACTACCGATCATCATGAACTATATCGGTACGGCCGAATCGGGAATGGCGAAGAGTATAAACATGGGCTATATCGCACTGTGGTACGACTTTGATCTGAACTGTAAGGGGTCAGCGACGGTAGCGGATTACATTTACGCTGGATCGACCAGTAAGATTCACCCACACATTTCGGGATCGAACATCTGTTGGGGGAACAAAGCACACAAAGCAGAGGCATTGAAGCAGCAGCGTGATTACGCTGGCTATTGGGCACTCTTGGAGAGCGTGATTACGACATACTGTCCAGATAACCCGTATGTGACGTTCGATAAGTTCGAAAATAACCAGAGCAGCGGCTATCGCTGGATGAATCCGGAGTTCTTCAATACATCGGGAGTACGATACAAACGTGGAGAGATTCTGCGTATGATTGCCGAGACGGCGTCAGATTCCTTCTTAGAGAACTATAAGGGACCAGACACCGCTGCTATCGAGAGATACAAAGAGAATAAGCAGAGCAGATTCAGTAGATGGTTCAATGAGCTACACCTGAGGATGCGAGGGGAGCAAGCAGCGATCAATGCGCTGATTACCCAGCACCACGTTGCTCATGGTGAGTACGCATCAGGGGAGGCATTTGCCAATATCCTGAGAGCTGCGGGGATCAAGGTGCCGAGTAAGAATATCCTACTGGAGAATGACCTGCACTGGGGTGATCTGAGTGAGACATCTCTCTACGTCATGTTCGTGATCTATGGCAGACTCCCATTCCGAGTCAAACAAGCGAACGGTACATACAAATATCATCTTGCAAAGGCCGCATACAACCAGTGGAAGCTGATAAATATCAGCGGCAGCTCATGGAGATGGGAAGTGTGGACGAGTTCTACAGCGAAGACGACTACTTCGAGTGTGAGCAGCATCAACGAAGAGAGAATGCCAGAAGATGCGATCGCAGCACTACCGGAGAGATTCCGTCCTGCTGTCCCTGATACGGCCGTAGCACCGCCACAACAGCCGCCAATATATGGGCAAATGATGCCACCAATAGCACCCGTACAGGAAATGCCAACACATGATGAGGACTTTGACATAGCATACGACGTACCAGAAGACGAGGAAGAGAGCGAAGATGATGAAGAACATGAGTGTGAGCATGACTGGTCTCGCAGTAACGGTATCTGCCGAGACTGTGAAGAACGCTGTGTCCATGAAGATGCGTTCGGAGATCACGATTTCGACCGCTCTGGACACTGTAGAACATGCGGTTACTACGATCAAGCTTACGATGAGGACTACAGCGAAGATGATTGAAACGAACCCGTGGCTCCTCCCACAGACAGGCCCAGAGAGGCAGAGGACAATGAGACAATAAGAGGCTGGTCAGCGGTTATATCAGAGTCGTGGCAAGAACAGATACAATCGATGCCAAGAAACAACAGACCCTTCCGGTTTGTGCATGCCACGACACTGCCTGAAGTTTTTACGAGAGACTATGCAGTAGACACACCAATGCCGCAGGCACCATCAGAGGCAGACGCTGCTAGAAGAGAAGCACAGGAAGTAGAAGACGCTCACATGCGAGCATATCAAGAGTACTTAGAACGAATGAGAAATAACAACAACGGAGAAGACACATGAAAGTATTTATTACCCCTGAAGTACATGCACAGATCAAGTATTTCGTAGACAAATCAAACATCGAGATCAGTGGTCTCGGTCGAATCGAAAGAGATTCCAACAACAACATGGTGGTGACGAAAGTGTACCTCCTGAAACAAGAGAACGGAGCGACCAGCACAGATATCTGTGAGCAGGCAGCAGCTCAGCTTATGTATGAGACTCGTGAGGACAAGGGATCGCTGAATTTTTGGTGGCACTCTCACGTAAACATGGGCACGTTCTGGAGTACGACGGACATGGATACGATCAAGCAGTTCGGTAAGAATGGCTTCTTACTCTCGACGGTCTTCAACAAGAAGGGAGAGTTCAGAACCAGTTATTTCCAAGGCGGTACGGACTTCCTTCCGTCACTGTTTATCGATCAGATTCCTACGGAGTTTTCCTTCATCCCCAGTATCGAACAGACGAAAGAATGGGAGAAAGAGTACGAAGAAAAATGCAAACCGAAAACATACTCATTCCCCGGCCATACTGCCTCCAACACTGTTCATTCGAGGTTCGGTAGGCGCTGGAACTACACAACAGGACAATGGGAAGACCTCACACACACACCTCCCTCAAACGCCACAGGTCTTGGCTACGATCCATACTACAACGACTGGGACGGAGACGACGACTTCATCCCACGGGATAACCGCACTGTTGGTGAAGTTGTTGCTGACAGTCTCAAGGCGAAAGAAACATGGTGGTGGGTGAACGGTAAAGCTATCTTCGCTGGTATGAACTGCGAAGGACTGGACTCTGAGCAGCTTGCGAGGCTGAAAGAGATCGAAGGCAAGGCACTGGAAGAGATGCAGACTGAGCTTGCGGTATACAAGAGCGATGATTACACAACAGACCCAGTAGACGGTGGTCTAGAGGTAGGGGAGTTCGTTGGGCACCTGACGGGGCTGACGCCGAAAGCGATCATCTTTGCGCTTAAAAAGATTTTCTACCACCATCCGGTACCACTATTCAATGACCTCACTCCTACAGAGCAGGCAATGGTTGTGGATACGTACCGCATGACTGATCCAGATGGTAACGAAGGGCAGTACCAGCATCCAAATACGAAGGAGCTTACAGGGTACTACGAGTGGATGATGAAAAACTATTCCAACCTGATGGAGGTTGAGTTCGATCTACTGGAAGCGGCGAAAGAGTTCGATGAGAAAATGTTTGAGAGCGTCTCTTAACCCAACAACGGAGCATATATGAGAAATTTCCAAGAAGAGTTTATTACACGTCACCGTGACCTTATTACCCCTGAGGCACTGAAACGTAAGATTACAATCGTAGGGGCAGGAGCAATCGGTAGTTTTGTGGCGTTGTCACTGGCGAAGATGGGCTTTGATGATCTTACCGTTATCGACTTCGATACGGTCGATCCGGAGAACATAGGGTCTCAATTTTACAGTACTGATAGCATTGGTAAGAAAAAAGTTGATGCGCTAACCGAAATGGTGTGGAATTTTACTGGGAAAGTAATTAAGCCGATCAATCAACAGCTCACCGAGAAGGACGAGATTAGCACGGACATACTTATCTGTGCGGTTGATAACATGGGAGTACGAAAGTTCTTAGCGGAGCGATCGAACTTTAACTGGCTGATCGATCCTCGTATGGGAGCGGAGTACGCTACGATGAGTGCGGTGAAGGCGATGGATACAGCATCGTACACCAACTATCTGAAGACGCTCTTCTCTGATGAGGAAGCAGTTCAGGAGCGATGTACAGCAAAGACTACAATCTACACTGTCCTGCTGATTGCAGGGCAGGTGGTGAAAGCAGTGAAGGATATCGTGATGGAACAACAACCGATCGAGAGCCTTGACTGGAGTATTAAGAACAATGCCCTCCTTGCATGGAGTGGTGGACAGAAGTTATGAGCATCTTCGATGGAGATGATGCCAGATATAACTTCCCAATATACACGGAGAAAAAAGATATGTGCGGACAACATGAGAACACAATAGAAGGAACGAAGATTTGGAGATTGGATATTGAAGACCTGTACTCAGAGCTTTTCGTATCACGAGAAAAAGCGATTGCTTATCTTGTGGGAACGGTCATGCCAGAAAAAGGGTGGAAACTTCAGGAAGGGTGGACCATCGAGCAACTGTTTAACGAAGGGGAGACTGCTGTTGAAGATGATTTCTGCTACTTCGATGTAACTCTCATTGAACAAGAAATCCGTTAAGGAGTATTTATGGGAGCTGAACAGCAACCGTACCAAGAATACGTAATAAAACCACGGCGTGCGAGAGCACGTCTGCTTACTGATAGCGAAGTCATCAAATGCTACAACGGCTATCGTATCGGGCAGAAGGGAGATTATGTTGTCATAGACGAGGAAGATCGGGTTATGATTGTGAAGTCACACAAATTTGAAAAGAATTTCACGGAGGCCAAGTGATTATCGACGTAAGTGTAGACGCAAGTAAGCTATCTGCAACCCATGAGTTACTTATCAGACGTGCAGCGAACCAGATGCATGCAATACTGAATGCACAGGTGTTCTTAGATAGCCTCATACAAGAGATTCGTGGTTCGAACAATCTGGAAGGTGAGCTATCAGAGTACAGAAAAGCATCTGCCGCAGAAGTATTCATTCTGTTAGCAGGGAACGGTGGACTCCGCTTGGAGGTAGAGCCGTACTACTCAGTTAAGAACGTGATTGGATACGGTTTACCTCAGGATAATATTACGAGACTCAACACTCGTTTCCTGAACCAGTACTCTGCGCATAACCCAGTACACATCATGCTGGTAGGGAGCAATCTGCTACATGAGAAGGGGCACGATAAAGGTTTTGAGCATGACTTCTGGGATACACCGAGAAGAAAAAATTCTCTCTGCTACGTCCTGAACCGTGCTTACGAAAAAGCATATTGCACAGTCAACAAAATAGAACCAGTAGTATACGTACCACGCAGACCGTGGTGGAAATTTTGGTAAGGAACAACACTATGAACGAATTAGTTAGAACGGAATTGAACAACTACAAGTATCAACACTTCCTTTCTCATACAGCGAGAGAGGAGAATCAAGAAGGAGATTCTCACATGACAACGGATCACAGATCACAGCCGCGCAATCCGCGCCTCACTATCGCTCAGAAGAACGATATTCTTACGCACTTCAAAGATCATGGCCTGAACGGGCAAGAGATTCATGAAGTCACGAAGATTCCCTACCACCAAATCACTACATACCTGAAAACGGTGAAGTCTCGCAGAGGCGGTATCGGTAAGGAACAGCGTACCCTCGTTAAGAAGATCGCTAAAGAAAACAACGGAAGAAAATCACGTACAGCAGTCGATGATGAAACACTTCAGAAGATGATTGCTATGTGGGATGGTGGTAATCATAACTACACTCTCATTGGTGACATGTTCGGCATTGCTGATGTAACAGCAGCGAAGTACCTCAAAGAAGCTGGCCGCTACAGAGAGGGACAGGTAGCAGAACATAAGAAGGCAGAGAAGAACCCGAAGCGTGGACTATCTACGAAAGGTAAGCATAACAGACAGCCACCAACACAGGCACAAGTGGATGAGATGATCCGTATGTACAAGACGGGTAAGTACTCATTCATCCAGATCGCTAAAGCTACCGGCGTAGCTCCAGCGACAGCGGAACGATATGCGAAAGGGCAGCGAACTCTTCCGGCATACTCAAAAACAAAACCTACATCTAGCACACAAGCTACCCCGATCAAAGTAAATACTGGCTCGTTGATTGAAGAGCTAAAGGCGGAGATCAGAGCTGAGATTAAAGAGGCCCTTCTGAAAGAAATGCTCGGCAAATGATAAGCGTCGAAGAATGCCTGATGAAGAGAGAGAAAGAGTTCCCACTGGACATTGATCTAGTGTGGAACCTTGCTCGGCTAACGGCATCTATCAACTACATCAGAGGCGTTTACGGAAAACCACTGATGGTATCCTCAGGGTACCGTCCGGGGTATTACAACAAGCAGGCAGGAGGAGCAACGAACTCTCCACATATCACATGCGAAGCGATTGATATTCTCGATCCTCACGGTGATTTTGCAGCTTGGTGTATTGTAAACCAGCATGAGCTTGAGAAGGCCGGACTCTACATGGAAGACCCAGCACACACGATTGGATGGGTTCACCTTCAGATTCGCGCACCAAAGAGCGGTAAGAGAATTTTCATACCGTAGGCGGGAACCCCCTCACTTAGGACGGGGGCCGTAAAGGTGGGACTTTATGGAATACTATAATTGTATTCTCAGTCTCGTCTGGACGCCAGCGCGTTTTTGGGATTAAGCTATAAGAATACACGGATTGGTAGGGGGAACAGGTGATTCAAATTTTAGGACTCCGGACGTTCAAAGATGAGAACGGTAAGGAGATCAGATACGACGCCTTCTATGACAAGCAGGCAAGAAAACCGCAATACGAAGCTAAAGATATTTACGATCTCTTTCATAACATGCAGGAGAGAGTGAAGCAGGTACCAGCTAAACAGCATTGGAACCTCTTCTACACCATCGCAACTTGTACCAATGAGAAGCGACAGTTCCTACGCCAAGACGCTCTCCCAATCGATATCGATGGGATTGAAGCAGGCACCGAGGATCAGATTGTTGAGTGTGTCCTCACTGAACTGAAACTCCCACGAGATAAAGTGGGTATTGTGTACACTGGTAACGGTGTTCACATCATCATAGGATTAAAAACGCCCATCACTGAAGCATCGTACTTCAATAAGTATAGGCCATATTATAAGGCACTCTGTGGACGCATCAACGGTGCGCTCTTCGATGCCGGTATCAAGGGTAATGCTGACCCTGTGGTATTTTCCGAAGGCAGATTACTGCGAATCGGATTCACGAGAAACCTTAAGCCCGATAAGGGCGAGAAAGAATCACGTCTTGTAGAGGGGAATCTACAGCCCCTTGACGTTGATTTGTTTTCCCTTGCTGACCTACCGTCTTTGGATGAAGGAGATCATATCTCGCCAGTAGCGTATGCACGTCTACCGGAACCGGACACCGAAGCGGTACTCTCAGGGTGCTCATTCATTCAGCACTGTAAGGACACGGAAGAGAAGCTACCAGAACCAATGTGGTATGCGATGCTCTCGATCGTGGGTCGACTGAAGGACGGATTGAAACTCGCAGCAGAGTACTCCATTCCGAAGGGGAAGAAGCACGATAAGTACACTCACCTCGGGTATCATCCGAACGTAGAGAGAAAAGTACAGCATGCAACTGAAGCAGCAGGACCACGTACCTGTAGCAATATCTCTGGAATGTATGAAGGGTGTAAGTCCTGTCCACATTTCGGAAAGATCACATCACCGATTCAGATCACGAGTCCTGAGACTATTCGCTCGAAGAGCAATGGCTTCTACGATGTAGTGTTCGACAAAGATGGGATGCCGAAGAACGGTAAACCGAACTACGATGACCTCGTGAAATGGTTTGCAAAGCAACACCAGTACATCACGCTGGAAGAATCGAAAGTTCTGATGGTGTGGACTGGTACGCACTGGAAAGAAATGCACCAGTCGCACATTCATAACTTCGCAGAAAAGAATTTCAATCCCACTCCCAGCAACACTATGTGCTTGGAGTTTGAATCAAAGCTTAAGCGTACGAATCTGAGAGACCAAGAGTTCATCAACGTACAGGGCTTTCTGAATTTTAAGAATGGAGTATTGAACCTTGATACAGGAGCAATGAGTGTACATGATAAGGCCTTCGGATTTACATACATCATCCCGTACGACTACACACCAACGAAACCTCCTCGAATATTCGAGAAGTTCCTTGAAGATGTATCGTGTGGGGACGAGAAACTCGCCGATCTTATCGCCGAATACATGGGATACTGTATCTCTGGTACCGATCCAAGTCTGGTGCAGAAGTGTGCAATCCTTTACGGAGACGGAGCGAACGGTAAGTCCGTCCTGCTCTCGCTCTTAAGAGAGTTGGTAGGCAGAGAAAATTCTTCTGCGGTATCAATGCCGAACATGAGCAAAGAGAATCACCGGTATGCGATGATGAACAAACTCTTCAACGCCAGCGATGAGGCACCAACGAATTCATTCTTGGATTCATCAGTGTTCAAGTCGATTGTGTCGGGAGATATCATCGAAGTCAGACGCCTGTATATGGAGCCGATGATGTGGAAGTGTACATCGAAGTTGATCTTCAACTGTAACGACCTCCCTCACATGGGAGACTACTCACACGGTATGTCCAGACGACTGCTGATTATCCCATTCAATGCTACGTTCTCAAGAGAAGCAGGGAACCTTGATCCGCACATGCTGAGCAAGCTGCTGTCAGAGAAGTCTGATATCCTGAAATACTGTTTGGATAAGTTTATGGTAGTGAAGAACAGAGACTACAATTTCACCGAAGCAGAGAGCGTGAAAGAAGAGCTGGAAGACTACAAATTTACTTCCGATCACGTCGAGCGTTTCGTGCAGACGATGTGCAGGTATAAGCACGAATCCCCTGCGCTTCCAGTATCACTGGTATACACGCTGTTCGTCTCGTGGTGTGAGGACAGTAACATTAAGCCAATGGTGTATAGTTCCTTCGTGAATCGATTCGGGAAAGCACTAACAAAACGATTGGTACATGTAGAGAAGACCAGACCAAGAGGAGATAATAAGCGGGTGATAGCGTATAAGAACTTAATCATCGACGCTGTAACAACAGACCAACTAGGGGCAAACGTATAATGGAGTTTGTAACTAACCCATACGAGTGGCAGAAAAAATTAGTCCTCATGTCGATGGATACACCAGACATGGCAATCCTCGCAGACATGGGAACTGGCAAAACGAAGGGACTGATCGATGTACTTCGTTACCGCTTCAACCTGCATAGACGAATCAGAAGAACAATTATCTTCTCCCCACTGGTAACTCTATTCAACTGGAAGAACGAGTGGGCAAAGCATTCGAAGATAGCAGAGCACAAGGTACATGTCCTGCATGGTAGCTCAGAGAAAAAGCTTGCGAAGTTTCTAAAAGAAATCGAACGTGATCCGAACGGTATCTTCATCGTAAACTACGAGGCAGTACTCTCCGAGAAATTCGTTGCGGCCATACTGAAATGGGCACCAGAGATTTTAGTGCTGGATGAATCACATTATGTGAAGAATCACAAAGCGAAGAGATCGAAGACGATCAAGAAAATTGCAGAGGTATGTGAGCACCGGTACATCATGAGTGGTACACCCATGACCAACAGTGTGGAAGATATCTTCATGCAGTATCTGATCCTCGATAACGGAGCGACGTTCGGACAGAACTTCTATACGTTCCAGCGTACCTACATGTACGACGAGAACGCATCGTGGTCCCACCTTCAGAAACATTTTCCGAAGTGGAAGGTACGAGAGAACATGATTCCTCACCTGCAAGAAAAGATTTATACGAAGGCGATGCGAGTGACGAAGGACGAGTGCCTTGATCTTCCTCCCTTCATTCAGGAGGTTTATGAAGTCGAACTCTCAGCGGCCCAAAGACGTTACTATAAAGCCATGGAAGAGGATTACGTTACGTTTGTGGAAGAGTCTGCCCGAAAGGGTATATCTGTTGCTACCACGGCGCTTACGAAGGCACTCAGGCTTCAACAAATCGTTACGGGATATGCTAAGCTGGATGACGGTACCGAAATAGAAATTGAAGATAATCCGAGATTATCAGCACTTGAAGAACTAGTTTCTGCTTTACATGAAAAGCACAAAGTGATAATCTGGTGTGCATTCCAGAATAACTATCGACAGATCGGTAAGCTTCTGGAGAAAATGAAGATCAAACATGTATTTATAACCGGTGAAGAGAACCTCACTGAGAAAGAAGAGAATATGAAACTCTTCAACTCAGACGAAGAGATACGAGTGGCCGTCTGTAACCGTAAGGCAGCAGGCATTGGAGTGAACCTCGTAGCTGCGAAGTACTCCATCGTGTACTCACGTAACTTCAGTCTTGAGCAGGAGCTACAGAGTAGAGATAGAAACTATCGTGGTGGCTCTGAGATTCATGATGCAGTCATCAAGATTGATCTGTGCGCGAAGGACACCGTAGACGAAGACGTAACCAAGAGCCTCGTGGATAAGAAAGAAGTTTCCGATTCGGTGATCGAGAGAAGTATTAAGAACAGAAGATAAAGGGCGGGTAATAACGACGTGAAAAATTTGATAGAGGAACAGCCCGCCGCCTCAACTAGGGGACATTATGCGAACAGCAAAGAAAGCAGTAAAGAAAGTATCACAAGCAACACTTACCAGACGGAGGAACAAGATGTTTGGGACAGAGAAGAAAAGACTACAGGATAATTTAGACGGAGTAATGAAGAAGCTCGCCACTACTGAAGATAACTTCAAGCTCTACAAAGAAGAGCAGGAACGTAAGCAGAAAATTACGAAGGAAGATACAGACAGAGAGATAGCACGTCTTCGAGACGCAGAAACAATCCTCAAGAAAAAATTCGAAGATGATAAGGCCATTGCCTATAAGACGATGGAGCTGGAGTTCAAAGGTAAGATGCAGGACGAGGTTCAGAAAGTTCGTGAGGAAGCCGACAAGAAACTTCAGAAGGGTCTTGAAGAAAACTTCTCACAGCTTAAAGATCAGCTTGCAAAACTTCACTCTGAGGGGAATGCACAGACGAAGTTCACTGAGAAGATTGCTCTCAACATGATGTCAGTGCTAAAGCCTGAGGTCAAAAATGTTACTCCGACTGCCATAGAAGGATAGCATGAGTACGCAGCACCGGTGTAAGTGCGGCTCTACGGTGTTCACACTGGAACCCCCTCGATCTAAAGTGGCAGGGTACACGATCAACACAGGACTCAAGCTGGCAACTTGCATGCAGTGTGGATCACAGGACCGGCCAGACGAGATCATCGTGGATACCAGAGGAAACGTAGTACACCAGAAGAAATATAAACAACAGGAGACACAACATGAATTCGACATCGAGAGATTACGACGGGAGTGGGCAAGACAGTTCGACTATTACAGCAGAGGACAGTCAGGAGATGATTGGGCCAGAAACGAATGGCAACAGCAGCGAGACGATGACTGGAAACGATACTACAGCGGTAGGTATTAGCCTCGCTGACATGGACGGTGCGATCCAGAACATTCGTGATCTGGAAGCAAATTACAAGGCAGCAAAAGAAATCTCAGACGCGCACTTCGCGGAACTATCCAGCGCCAAAGAAAAAGTGATGGATATGTTGGAGCAAGCCGAGAAGACCGTGTACGTAGCAGAGGGTGTAGGCAGAGTAACTCTGAGTTATGAGATGAGTGTTCAGACACCGAAGACTCCTTCGGAGAAGAAAGCGTTCTTCTCATGGCTTGCTTCCAAGATGGGACAGGAAGTAGCTGACGCCTACACCACTGTCAACTCGCAGGCACTGAACAGCTTGTACAATTCCCTGACGGAAGAGTACGCAAGCAGAGGAGAAATCCTCATGATCGACGGGCTTAGCGAACCGATCGCAAGACGAAAATTAAGCTTAAGAAAGGCATAATATATTTGCCCACAATTCAGTGGGAATTAAAGGAGCATGGAAACATGAGTAAGGAAAAGAAGAATCAAGAGTCTACAGAAGTAGTGGCTCAAGGATCAACAGCAGTGGCAGCAGTCGCAAACCTAGAAGAGTGGGGGTCCGGTGATGTGTCGTCGAAAGACCTCATCATTCCCAAGATTCTAGCAATGCAAGGGCTGTCTGATTTTGTTACAGAAGGGAAGGCAAAGTTTGGTGACTTCGTTGACTCAGTCTCAGGAGAAGTCCTTGGGTCTGTCGACAAGCCCATCAAGTTTGTGCCGTTCTACATGGAGAAGGTATGGATCATTTCATCTAGGAAGAAAGGCGAAAAGAAATACGAGTTCGATCGTTACGAAGCCGTGACTCCTGCGAATGAAAATGCCTACCCTTTCGAAGAAGTAATTGGTGACACTGAATTCAAATATGAGTACACGCACCAGTACTATGTACTTCGTCCAGAAGATACGTCGATGCCGTATGTTCTCTCATTCAAATCAACGTCTCTTCGTGCAGGTAAAGTCCTGTCTACGCAGATGTACATCCGTAACAGAGCTGCGGGATTGAATCCTGCTGCGATCACTATGGAGCTTGGTGGTAAGAAAGAGAAGAACGACAACGGTACGTTCGTAGTTATGGAAGTGAAGCCTGCTGGCGCAACGTCGGCTGAACTACAGAGCGACGCTCTCATGTGGCTAAAGACTATCAAAGCAGGGAAACATAAAGTCGCTGCTGATAAGCCTGCTGCTGCTGACGATGCGAAGTTCGCACAAGATGTTGGTAACAACTTCTAAAAAACAAGGGGAGCATCCGTGCTCCCCCCATTTCCACACTGGGAGGTATGTATGGGCCGTAAGCCACAATATGATGATAACAACGAAGTGAAGCGATCATCAATCAATGTCAGAAATGTTGAGGACGGAGTCTGGAATGAGTTTAAAAAACTCGCCATGCTTCGTGACTTATCTATTCAGGAGTACCTGAAGTACCTCGTTGAACAGGATAAGAAGCATGTCAAAGTACAGATTAGTAAGAACTGAAGATGACGTTGCACTGGCTGTATCTTGCGTACTGGAGGAATCATCTGGAGTTGGTGCCGATACAGAAACGTACGGAACTGGACGGACAGATAGAGCGTTTGCTCTCCAGCTTGCAACAGAACGACACGTCTGGTACTTCAACTTTCACGACTACTCCACGAACTGGCACGAACCTTCTCAAAGGTCTGGCGTCCCGATACTGGATCGTAGACGAACCTTTGCCGCCCTTTCTCCTCTACTCAGACGAAAAGACTTGGTCTGGTTTATCCACAATGCCAAGTTCGATCTCAGGCGGTTCGCTCTTGAAGATGCTGAAGTTAGTGGAGGAGTGCACTGTACCCAGAGTATTGAACGCTTCATCTATAACCAGCACATGCGCTATTCGCTCGCGGCTTGCCTCGAACGACGAGGACTATCCAAGGACGATGCGGTGGCGAAGTACATCGCAGAACATTCGCTTCACACCGGAGGTGCCGTCAACGGTAAGAAGCACTTCGAGCAAGTCCCTTTCGATCTCATGTTTGAATACGGCTGCTCAGATGCTGAACGGTGCAGACTCTTAGGCATCGACCAAAGAAAACAATTAGAACAACACGCCTTCTACCATAACGATCTCGAACTACAGAAGGTAGCATTCGGGATGGAACAAATCGGTATGAAAGTTCGTACCGAATACGCACAACAAGGATTAGTATATGAGCGACAGAAGCAACAAGAATCGGCCATCGAACTCAGCCGTCTGGCTGGCGAACCGTTTAGAAGCGGGCCAAATTGGCTATCCGGAATTTTCGATCGATACGAAGTACCCTACCGTAGAAATCCTAAAACAGGTAAGCCTGTGTTCGACAAGCATGCTCTGGACGACATCGACCATCCCATTGCTGGACTGGTACGGGAATACAGACGACACGAAAAATACGCCTCCACCTATTACGAAGTATACGCATCTAACGAAGTGATTCACGCTGAGATCAAGCTCGGCGGAACAGACACTGGTCGCTTCAGCTACGCTGATCCGAACCTTCAGAACGTACCGAAAGAAGAAGTACCAGACCCAGTAAAGGAACCTGCGAAATATGCAAAATACATGTCCATTCCGTATCAAGTCAGAGGATGCTTTGCTCCACGAACTCTTGACCACTTCTTCGGAATGGTTGACTACGATCAGCAGGAGTTCCGACTCATGCTCGACTATGCAGGAGAGTTCGACCTTATACGTAGAATTAACGACCACGGAGAAGACGTCCACCAAGCCACCGCTGACCTCGTTGGAGTAAGCAGGAAGGAAGCGAAGACGATTAACTTCGGTCTCCTGTACGGTATGGGAGTGGAGAAGCTGGCAAAAGCTCTGGGTATCTCGGTTCGAGATGCGAAGATGCTGAAGGCCACATACTTCGCGAAGCTACCTCGTGTACAGAAACTTATCGCAGCAATCATCGAAAAAGCAGAGAGGCAGGGATATGTCACAACATGGACCGGAAGAAAGTTATACGTTCCAAAACCTTGGCGCGATCCGCACACCGGAGCACTCGTTCGTTTTGAGTACGTCATGCCCAACCATCTTATCCAAGGGGGGTGTGGCGACATCGCTCGACTCGCGATGCCTGTGGTTGATGACCTTATACGCAAGGAGACTTCTCAGTCATCTATGCTCCTGCAAGTCCACGACGAATTGCTATTTGAGATTCACCGAACGGAGGCCGATATCCTCAAACGAATCGTTGGGATCATGGAAAATACGTATCGACCATTCAATGGAATGAAGATGACTTGTGGCGTGGATCACTCGTGGGTATCATGGAGTAAGCTCGACGTCGTAAAGGGATACCCATGCTTATAGGTTTAGATTTTGATGAGACGGTTGTACTGAAAGATGAACCAGTTCCTCACGCACTCCCTGTACTGAAGGAACTTTCTGATAAAGGATTCGGGTTTATCCTGATTACACTCAGAACAGGAGACCGACTGAAGATCGCGGAAGCGTTTCTAAAGTTTCATGGGATAAATCTGGTAGGCGTGAACGAGAACCCAGAACAGAAAGAATGGAACCAGTCTCCGAAAATCCACTGCGACTTCTACATCGACGACAGGAACATCGGTACTCCTCTGCTAATCGGAGGGAAGAAGCCAGTTGTTAACTGGATCAAGCTGCGGGAAGAGCTGGTGAAGAGAGGGCTGCTATAATGGCAACAACTCCTGAAGCCCTGTTCGTACAGAACAAGATCAAGAAGACTTTCGATAAGCTGATTAAGGAAGGGCTACCCCTGTACTACTTCATCAAGGAGGCAGGCTCTATCCGTGGAATTCCGGATATTGTAGGGTGCTGTAACGGCCATTTCTTCGCGTGGGAAGCAAAGCCATCAGCGGGTGAAGCGGCGAAAACATCAGGAAGAATTGTACTTCAGAAGTACACCTTAACACGCATACACCAAGCTGAGGGGATTGGGATGATTGTTCATCCTGAGAATTTTGAAGAGAGTCTGAACTACCTTCTGGAACATACCAAACTCCGAGCACGATATGTTGATTACGATGTCGTCGTGCCATAATCACCCACAGGAATAGATGGAAGATCATACTTCTTCCGATCATAAGGAAAGAGTACAGGCCTCCCGTCTCGTTTGAGACCGGCAGTTCCGTTGATGAACTCCGCCATGTTCGGCTTCGCGTATGCCATGGCAAGAGAGTCTCTGTCGGCAAGACAACCACAATGCATGCTGAATCGCTGTCTGTCCTCCGACTGAAAAAAGGTGGCGTGAAATTTAGTGTGGTAGTGGAACTCTACTGTGGAGTATCCTGCGGCCTTTGCCCACGCGCCTGCGATTGCTGAGCGCCCGTGCGATACGAGGACTTTACCGGAATCGGTAAGCAGTTTAATCTTCTCATGCCATTCCCACAGAGGAGTTTCATACAGCTCATGCAGTGGACGAAGATGGCGAATGGGAATGCCTTCATGCTTAAGGCGACGGTAGACAAGCGAGCCGTGATTACTCTCCAGTAAATACAGTTTCGGAAAGAGTCTGTGCAGCCCTTCCTGAATTTCTATAATAGCTTTATCGAGTTCGTGCCCTGCTGAATATAGTTCCGCATGGGACTTATGAAAAGAGATGGCGTGGTAATCTACCTCGTCGCCTCCGTGAATGATGATGTCGGGTTTGAATCTATCCTTGAGGTCACTTAAGAAGTCGAGGTAGCCTGATACCGAATAGGGTATGTGTGTATCGCTAATGAATAGAACCCGCTTACCGCGAGCATCTAACTTCAACAAGACTGCACCTTCCTTGGTGAATCAGGTTACTTAGTATTCAGCGTGAACCCTTGGTCATCTAATGATTTCCTCAGGTCTTTGTTCCCACAATAGTCGGTGCGGTTTTCCGGAGTCACGACAACGTCGCACTTCTTCCACCACCAACGCCCAGTACATTCTTCTGTCTGGTAAATGAAGTTACCAGTCTCTACATCAATTCGCAGGCGTCTTTGTTGAAAGGGCGGCGGTTGTGTTAGCGATGAGGCACAACTCTGCGTCGATATTATCAAGAAGAGCGTGATTCCACTTGTTCTTAGGTTTGGCCATTTCATCTCGTTTCATCCTCTCAAGTTCAAGAATTTGGTCGATGTACTTACGAGCTTCCTTGGACTCTAGGAGCCCAAGGGTATGCTTCGTAATCATTGCCAGAGTAGTAAACAAGTCCATTACTCTACCGAGATTTTGCCCTTAGAGATCAGGCGAAGAACTCCGAATACACCACCGAGAACAACACCTGTGATTTCAGGGTTTGCTACGATGACAGTCTGTACGGCAGGAAAGAATGCAGCTACAGCAACTACAAGAGAAGCCCATACTGTTTTCGATTGCCATGGTTTTTTATTGTCCATTTTACCCTCCCTTGGATAGTAATGTTTTTATGTCCTTCTTAATCTCTTTAATATCTTCTCTGATATATTTTGCGTTGTCCTCATAATTCTCGACCTTGATCTTCAGCTCGGCAACGTCGATGTACGCCTTGGCCGCTGATCCCAGAACACTAATGAGGAGGGCAGATACCACTCCTACTACAAACTTACTGACTTTCACTGATCCATCCTTCGCTTCCATATTAGCTCTCTTAGTTTGCTGTTGCCGCTTGTCCTGTAGCTAGGACTGACCAGTATAGGAACATCACTCGTGAAGTAGTCCCAACCGATTTAACCATGTTGTACACAGGGATTACGTTAGATGTTGGGATATCAGTTGTGATCTGAGCTACGATTGTACCGTCGATAAAGAACGTGACCAGCGTAGACGTCACATGAATCTTCATGACTCTAGCCCCAGTGGTGAACGCTAGAGATGTTGTTACAGTCGTAGTTAACCCTGTTACCGATGACTTACAGATACATCTCCAGAACGTAGAAGTGAGACGGTCATACTCGAAGCCGATGAAGTTAGTCCCCATAGCTCCTGTAGTAGCAGCATTGTTAAACCCAATACGTGCTATGTATTCATCCGTTCCTGAAGATGCAGCACTTAGAGACATCCTTGTTTCCCAACAGAATGTTCCGGCAGAGATAGCCCAGTGTCCGGTTGTAGACAGCGCTAGAGTTGGAGCAGCAGTAGCACTTGCTCCGGTCTGAAGTTGTGCGGTACCGAACGCACCGGCACTCATTGCAGATGAGCCACCGTTAAGTGTTTCAGTCCAACCAAGACGACCCGCTGTAGTGTTCGTGTTCCATCTTTCGATAAACACATCGCCTAATGACGGGTGTAGATAGCTTTGAGATGGATCGCCAACTGAAGGTAAGCTATGCGTGAAGACAGATTGAGGTCCTACGATACGTGCTTTTCTTCCATCAACTTTCGGAGCTGCACCGCTTGATTTAAACCAAGAGATGAAGGGCGAAGTAGCGTGAGCAACGGCAGTAAACTTACCGTCATTCGTTACTGAGATACTTCTTCCGTTTCCGGGTAGCCCTGTAGTCCATGACTGCTTTACGAACTTTCTTTCGTTCTGAAGTTCATAAACAGAGCAGTATCCTACTCCTGAATCTGAGTGACCTACATAAAGAAATTTAGAATCCGGAGACCAGCCAGAGGAATATGACGTACCAGTTGGTGGTGTATCGTAAGCCGGCATTCGATAAAGAGCGTTTCCGATTCTGCGGAAAACATATCCTCCCGCTGTAGGGAATACGGCAGAAAGAAACTTACCGTTCGGAGACCATGCTAAATGTGAGACAGCTCCACCAGTCGCGAAAGACCCAGACACCTTTGTAAGGGTGGAGCCTGATACAGTGTAAAGCTCGACAGCGTTCGCAGATAATCCGACTGCCAAGAGAGCGCCATCCGGAGAATAAGCGGCAGAGAAAGCGTCACCTGTCGGGAGAGTTGCCGGGTCTGCTAGCTTGGCGAATGTGTTACCGAAAGTTCCGCCTCTCTCATAAGTCGTGATGTACGGACTTGTCTGGTGAGCATAAGTAACAAGACGCCCGTCTGGAGAAACCACAACTCTACTCGGAAGTCCGGTAGGTGTAGTAGCTGGAAGAGGTAATCGGGTAAATGTGTTTCCGTTTCTTTCGTACATGTACATGTACGTAGGAGAGCCTTGAGATAGGTATAGAAATCTTTCGCACGGAGACCATGCTATCCCGGTACAGTGACCGACCTGAGCATAGATATTGTTAGGAAGTTTTACGAGGGATTCTCCAATCCTTTCGTAGATCGTGACAGCTACTCCGGCAGTAAGCTGGTGTCCTACTGCCAGCAATCTTCCAGACGGAGACCACTCTGCTGCGTTACCTTGCGTAGGTGGGATACTCGCAGGAGTTGTAAGCGCTGTCGGAGTTCCGTAAGGAGTAATGGCTACGGTACGCCCCTGAACAATAAGAGCATCGTATGTGTCAGCCGGATAATTTTCGATATCACCGTCAGAAGAGAATGGAGTATCTGTCGCAAATGTTACAGATGTAAGAGTACCTGTAGCTGAACCTTTTGAATCAAGAGATGAAGTCGTATCGCCGTCACCAAGCTTCCACCAGTTTGCAAAAGATGCAACCTTGGTGTGTGCCAGTATGTCTTTACGTGTCTGATATGAAAATAATTCATACACATCATAAGCATCAAGTTCTGTATTCCATGTTGTAAAGTCGTCGATCTGACCTCCGAAGAATGTTCCGTTGAGTTGTCCGAGCTTCAGCGTTGAAGTTGTGATACACGAAAGTGTAAGAGCATCTGTCACTGTAGACATTGTAAACGGCACACCGTCTTTGTAGACTTTAAGTCCAGCAGCAGTTGATGAGCCACTGTATGTTACTACGATATGTGACCATACGTTAGCAGTTAGTGCGGTTCCGACTGGTGTACGTACTGCGATGGCGTTCGTGCTTGAGTTACCGAAAGAGCATAGGAATCTATTGTTCGATTCAAGCTGAAGGTAAAAACCGGGAGTAGTTGTAGAAGCTCTTTTCGAAACAGGGAATTGCGAAGTCGTTGTGCTTGTTGTTTTAAGCCAAAACGAAATTGAGAAAGCATCAGTACGATCTTTATTGAAAGTGTTTCCGTAATCAATGTAGGAAGTTGTTCCGTTGAACGTCGCTGATTTATCGTTCGTGATATAGTCAGTGTCGATGATCCCACCGCCACTCCCACCCGCGTTCCATGTCGTCTTCTCTGCGTCTGTAACAAAACGATGAGTAGAATCCTGAACGATGTTAGAAGGATTCGACTGGTCCAAGTTCAGTACGTTACCCAACCCAACAGAGGTTTTGGTAAGGACAACATCAGGACCTGTATCCCCGTTGACAGAGTTTACCCCTCCGCCCCCGCCTTGGTCTCTGTTATCAATTATTGGCATGGTACTGTCCCTTCGACTTCCTGTTCACGTACGATTCCAGTGTAGCAGTACCAGAGGTATGCACAAAGCGTAATCTGAACGAGGTGATCGCCAGATTCGCATCGAGAATCATGAGCTGATTATCAGTGCCATCAAGGGTGATGGTGTTGTTCGGAAGCCACAGTCCTTCGATATCCATAGGCATCGATCCGTGGATCAATGGAGCACACGAGTAATCGAGGTACAGAGTACCTGTTAGTGCTGGGTTACTCCAGATCAGATGAATCGCCAGATGCAGGTTATCCTCCATCTCATACGGACGAGTCGTCCAGTCGGCGTTCATGTTCGTGATGATTTGGTTATACTCGTCTCTGATTGCGCGTAATATGTTCATTATGTTACCTTTTACTCGAACGTAATTTTCAAACGCTTCTTAGAATTCTCGTAAATCTTTTTGTGTACTTCACATCCTTGAGATTCGTAATTCGTTTCCGCACAAATCTTACGAGCTTTCTCAAACTGTAAACAATTCGTAACGAAGAAGATAAAAGTAAATAGTCCGACAAGTTCAAAAAGTTTCATGAGCTATTCTCCTTGGGTTTCAGGGGGCGTAAATACCAAGTCTGCGTATGTGTATCCGATTTCACATTCGGTATTGGTTACATCTATCACCTGATCAAAACCACTATCCCATAGAGATACTCCATCCCATAGGGCGATATTTATCACGACTCCGTTATCAATAATTGCGTATCTTTTTTCCATTGTTCCTCCTATGAATATTCGTAAACGATAACCAGACCACCTTTACCGTTTGAGTTTGGTGTACCACTCGTTCCTGCTGCACCGACAGTAACCGTAACCGTCGAGGGTAATGATGCCGCAAGAATAAGTTTCATTGCAAAACCACCACCACCGCCTCCAGACTGACAACTGGTAAAAGCCGTTCCGTGTCCTCTACCGCCAGCTCCAGCCGACCCGAGGAAGGTTGAACCTCCTGCTCCTGCATAAGCTACCGGCCCCGTTGCGTTATGGTTACCGTTTGAGCCGTTCTCTCCTGATACGTTTACGTCTCCACTCGATCCAGTCCCTCCGATACCACCTCCCTGAAGTCCACTCGATCCTGCACCACCACCACCGCCTCCGGTTGCAGAGATGAATCCTGTAAACGTGGTTGTACCTCCTGCACCACCATTTGTGGAGGCGTTAACACCACCACCACCGCCTCCGCCAACAATCATCACCAAGATGCGTCCAACATCAGATTGCTTTGTCCACGTTCCACTCGATGTAAACGATGTGATACGAAGTAGAGTTCCACCTGCACCGATGGCCGCGATTGCTGTTTGAACAAATGCGGTAGTCGCGATATTTGTGCTGTTATCACTTGGAGACTGAGTAGGTGCCGTGGGAGAACCAGTAAGTGCTGGAGATGCAAGAGGTGCTTTCGCTGCCAATCCCGGAACAGTAGGTGATGCTGCAGTTCCGGCCAAATCTCCTGCGAGTTGTACAACCCCCTTCACTAAGGTTGTGGCATCAACTGCCGCCGCCTTCTTACGAGCAACGACATACCAGAGATCGCTCACTCCATCGACGTATTGAAACGCTAGGATTACCGACTCATCCTGCTCGGTGAGAACAACGGTACTCCCCTCTACTGTCGCAGAGAGAGAAAGAATGGTTACTGTGTGTGCTGAGCTGTCGGTCTTCTTAATAGAGAAATACCTGCTACGTGTAGCAGGAAGATAGACGTACACGTTCGTCGTCGAGGCGTGCATAAGCGCGACATCATAAGCATCAGGATCAGTCACCAACGGATCAGTCATATCCAGATCGACATTCGTGAAAGTCTGCACCGTCAAAGGTGCACCTCCGCCACTACCGATATCTACCCAGTCGGAATTCGTGATCCCGTCCTGAAGCTGATACGTAATCTTATCTGCAACCACGTACACCTTCATTCCAAGATATCGTCTGCCTGTGATGATTGCATCCCGAGTCGACTGATCCGCCACCACATCTCTGTCATCCAGAGGAAGCGGAGACCCGACAGTAAAACCGGAGGCTAAAGGAATTCCCATGGCCCTACCTTATGAACGTACAGGTGAATGCCACCTGTGTTGTCGCGGTTGTAAGTTCGTAAACTCGGTACGTCTGTGACGTAGCATCGAGACCTGTAATGGATACCGTTCTGGCAGTGAACGCTGAGATCATCTCGAAGCCGTTTGGATCGAGGATAGATGTCAGTGCCCCGTACCCAGTCGGGAAAGCGAAATAAATTTTCTGTGCAGTTGGAGAGAATGAAACTGCAATGCTGTTTGAATTGGTTCTAATGTCTTTAGTCAGAGCCGCAATTCCTGCACCTGTCAGAGAGGCCGCGCCCACCCCGTAGTAGAATGGATACACGTACGTGTATGTGACCGTATTCGACGTCGTCGTCGTAGGGCCACCACTAGTCCCGTCATCATCTACTTCCGCTGTGAAAGTCATCGTATCTGCGAACGGAGTTGAATCCGTGTATGTCTCAGTACCGCCTCCCACTGTAGGAGAAGACACTGTGTTCACCAGCGCGCCTGCACGGTAGAAGCGAACAGCCGCGATCGGATCAGTTCTCTTCGTCGTAACGGCAGAAAGGTTCACGGATGAAATAGTATTACCCTTCTCACGAACCGATTGTGCTGGAGACGCTGAAAGAGAGATTCCAGCAGCAGTGTACTGGAAATTGAAAATATAGTTAAGTGCCTCCGTTAACGAGGCAGTATCTACGATCGCCCCAAAACGGGCAGAGTATCCGGCGAATACACCAGTCTTCCATGATACCCCCTCTGGCATGGAGCTATCCGCCTCAAGGTAATCCCCGTCCTCAGCTCCCGAGGGTACTGAGCCAGCACCACCAGTGAGGCTTACGATCTGGGCCTCAAGAGCTTCCAGTCGAAGCAGGATTTCTTCCGCAGTCAGGCGCTTGCCTTCTACGTCGAATCCGTACATCCCGAACTTCACGCAGTACCGGAGGTCGCGCTTTAGTTCCTGAATCCGCTGGTAGACCTGATCGAAATCGTTCGTAATTGTCGTATAGGGGAACTGATAGGTGTTGTATACCTTAGAGTGAATGTCAGCAGTATCGCGGTACACGCGAAGAACCAGCCCGTCTGGCGGAGGCAACGGAGTCGGAACTCCCAGCACCAGCTCGATCGTCTGGATCGTCTCCTCATCGAGGAAGATGAATGAAATATCTTTTACTAGTGGGGTCGTTATGTAGTCTATGATCTCAGTTGTGAGAATGGGATCGTAGACGGGTTCGATCGTTTCGACTTTTATGTAGTCTTCGTGCTCATACACGAACGGGATTTCAAAATCTGTATCAGAGCCATTGGTGAGGTAGCCAATCTCTGAGTCGGTTGTACTGAATGACATCTTATTCTACCCCTCCAAAAAAAGTGCCTTGTTTGTCGTCCCAGATTTTCGATCCCATCGCTTGCCCTGCCCAGTTGTTCATGGCACGCAGAGGAATCGAGTTGGTAGGAAGCTGGCGTCTTAGGAATTCTGATCCCGTGATACCACCCTTACCGTCTAACCCTTGGGCGACTCTCAGTGTGTCCCTCAACGTACTGAGTGCCGGACTCCCAAAAGTGTCCAGTGCAGTTTTATTGTAATCCCCAGAGGTCTGGGTTTCAATCATTTCGAACAAAAATGGAACGTATCCTGTCCTGCCTACGGCATTCAACATGATCGACCGCTTGTCACTATCATCACCGTTGTTGTATCGCTGGATAAGTGAAGGGCGGTTCGTAAGTACTGCCATCAATGAATCGGCTGCCATGTACAGGGAAACCCCAGTTGTAAGGTAGGCGGCTGACGGGATTGCTGAATCTCTGATAGATGAGGCATAGTTTCCGTCATTGATACGGGTAAGTTTCTGTGCCAGCTCTGCTACGTACAATCCCTGTGCAATCGGAGTATCGAGGAATTGGGTCGCGAAGCCGATGGCAACACGAGCGCCTTCACTCTCGATGTTCTTACCCATGAGGGTCTTTGTCGCAAGCTCTGGCTTCGGAGTACCACGAGATGCCCAGTCATTGATGACGGACTCTACCTTCGTAGCAAGCCCCAGTACTGCCTCACCTGCTTTCATCGGATCGACCCCCAGTGCCTGAGCTACTGCTTTCGGGTCTTTCGAGGTCAGAGCGTTTCGAATACCGGTACCAGTGAAGATCGCAGTATCTGACCAATTCGGAGTATCCTCAAAGAAACCTGCGCCCAGTGCTTTGATCTCAGCATCGGTGAACCCGTACTCTTTGACGAAGTCGAGCTGGAATTTATTCAGCTTACCTTCCTTGGCAGTCTTCACGAGCTTCGCAAATTGGCGTCCACCCGTAAGGCCTGAGGCAATATTCGAATACGCTGTCTGCTGAGGCAGGAACGTCGAATACTTCATGAGAGTGTCACCATGGTTCTGGATGAAATTGGTGATCGCCCCGCCTTTTGTGGCAAGGTCTCCTGTCGCAAGACGCATCCCTTCCGCGTTGGAAAGGTGCGTAAAGATCAAGTTGACGTTATTGGCAATCTCAGACATCTCCTCCTTCGATCTGCCCCCCAAGGACTTCACGAATTCTGATGTATAGTCTGCCACACCCCCGAAGAACGAACCGTTCATATAGAACGATTGGCGACCGTTATCGA